TAAAAACTCTTTTGCAAAGATAAGGAAAATAATTTAAAATACAAATAAAAATGGGAGAAAATTTTAATTACGATTTTCGGACACCGTTGCAGAAGCAGCAGGACGAAAGAAAGAAGAACATCATAGCGATGTTTGCAGATTTCCGAGCAAAAGCACCTGCCGAGACCTCAGACAGCAGAATTATGCTCGCAGTATCACAGCGTGTTGGTTGCACCCAGCAAAACGTGCGTGTTATCCTCATCAAGGCTGGAGTTATTACACCAAAGAAGAGACGTGCAGCCGTACGCAAATAATCAAGTGGAACCATTAAACATTCAGAGCGTATGAAGAAGTTTATCGAGATTATCACAAGTGACGAAGTAATAAGCCTGGCAGTTGCCATCGTATTAGTAACTTTAATCTTTTGGAGGGCATAATTATGACGAACGAAGAACCAAAGGTAGCAGACGCAGGCAGATACACCATGACAGAGACCTGCAAGGTGCTTGGCATCCATCGCAACACCCTGCGCAGATGGTTGCAGGCTGGTAAGATTAAGGTCAAGTTCCGCAGAATCGACAACCGCAAGGTTTTCGAGGGCAGCGAGATTAAAAAAGTCTGGAGGATTGCCCTATGAGCAAGTTATCAATCAATATGCGCAGGATGATCGTGAAGTATACCGACATCTGCTGGCTTATCACTAACTGGAATGCGAACCGCAAGACCAGAAAGCACTGCAAACTGAACAATAAGTGCTATTTGGAGGCAGAGCGAAGAATCCAGTACAGAGAGTTTAAGGGCAACCTTTACGTGGCACTCGATAATATACCGCTCATACATCTGAACGGAATAGATAATGATATATTGAAATCGTGCCGTGAGACCTTCCAAAGTTACTTATTCAATCAGAGAGGAGGTAACGAATGAAGAAGATAATAGAGGATTGCAGGAAGAAGATGTACGATGCCATCTGGCTGGAGCTAGACCGTGAACCACAGCGACCAGCGGTTGCAAGGGTAGACATCAAGACCACGGCAGGCGACATCTGCGTATGGTGCGACAGGACCGGGAACGTAGCGGTCGTGACGCACAAGAATAGCAACAACGACAGCGAGCGGCTGGAGGAAGCTATCGAGGGTTGCGTTAACTATCAAGACGTGATGGACGACTGGCTGGAGGAGAACAGCCAATACGCAGACCAAGACCCGATGGACGCATTCGAGGAAAGCAGGCTCGACAGCCTTATGGCTCAACTGGTTTGATTACGATGTTAAACAATTATTATATGGCTCCCTGCAGCGGCAGGGCAAAGAGCGCACGCAAAACTCATTTTTCAAGGTTATCTAAAATTAGTTGTTTTTACCATGTAATATGCGGAAACGACAGCGTGCGCCCTGCAACGGAAGGGCATCCCTCGGCAGCTGGCAAGGGGGGGGTAAGTTTTGGCGGTCAACTGGGGTTCGAATCCCCAGCCTTCCACTAGAGTTAATTAAAAGATTATGTTGAACAATAAAAAGAACGAATTATGGAAAATGAAATTATTCAAGTGAGCGGTGGCGAAATGCTGGAAGCTATCAACCGCTCGGAGATTGACGGACAGATTGCAACAGCGCACAAGTTCCCGAGAGACATCATGCAATGCAAGAAGAACATGGTAGCATTAGCAGCCATGGACGATGATGTAGCCTACAACTGCTTCTATCATCTGGAGCGCACGGACAAGAACGGAAAGACAACAGTAATCGAGGGTCCTAGCGTCAGGTTTACGGAAATCATTTCCGCCTGCTGGAAGAACCTGCGCATCGCTGGCCGCATCATCGCAAACGATGGCAAGACCATCACGGCACAAGGCGTATGCCATGACCTAGAGAGCAACGTTGCATACTCTACCGAAGTAAAGCGAAGCATTCTGACATCGAAGGGTTACACCTACTCGCAGGATATGCAGGTGGTGGTTGGCAATGCAGCCGTGGCGATTGCCCAGCGTAATGCAATCTGCAAGGTCGTTCCGCAGGTCTTAATTGCAAGCGTAGTGAAGGAAGTGCAGGCAAAGGCACTCGAGCACATCAAGCAGACTGGCGTACAGAGCCAGTGGAAGAGCTGCGTAGTCTGCTTTCAAGTGTACCAGGTAACAGACCTTATGCTGCTGGAATACCTGGGCAAGAAATCAGCCGAGGAAGTCACGGCAGAGGATATTCAGAAGCTGGCCGGTGTGTACAACGCCATCAAGGAAGGTACGACCACAGTAGAGGAGACCTTCAAGAAGCCAAAGCAGCAGGAAGCAATCGCACAGCAGGCGCAGGCAGCAGCCGAGAGCGCACAGAAGAAGGCAGAGAAGGCAATGAACCGCAGCCAAGGCAAGACTGGCACAGCAGCGAAAAAGTAGTTTAGTTTATAATGTTATAGCGTTTCCCAATTAGCCGCAGGGCAACCTTCAGGGTGGGAACCTGACCAGATTATAGGGAACCTGCGGCAACTATTAAACATTCAGTAAAATTATGGCAGAAAAAGAAAACAATCAGAAACACAAGAGCACCATCGACAAGTACTTCAGTAGAACCGGAAAGGCATACAGGGCATGGGCTGGTGAGAACGAGGAAGAAAGAAACTTTTTGCAGATTGCAGTTGAGATAACTGGAGATACGGACGAAGAAGGAAAACGAGACTGCGATTTACATATTTCTTACTCCTACAAAACCGACATCCTTGCAAAAGGAATTGCTCAGATAATGGAAAGGGATGAAGACTTTCGCCAGCTCATCATCGAAGTAATAGATAACTATTTTCCACAAGACGATATAGAAAAATGAAACAGATAATCAAATACAAAAGCAGAGAGGAGTGGTTGCAGAACCGCTCGAAGGGAATAGGTGCATCAGAGGCAGGCACAGTACTGGGACTGAATCCCTGGGAGACACCATGTCAGCTGTGGAGACGCAAGAAGGGTATCGACCCACCAAAGGTTGAGAACTTTGCGATGGTTGCAGGACACCTGCTTGAGGATGCCGTTGCACAGTTCTTCAAGCGAGAGAGCCACTGCCACATCATCAAGGCATCGACTGACGACTACACCATCACGAACACCGATACTCCGTATCTGAGAGTAAGTCCAGACCGCACCTTCTGGAGAACCGGGGCAACGCACAACGAAGCGAGCAAGAGCATCCTCGAGTGCAAGACCACGCAGATGCAGATAGATGCAGACGACCTTCCGAAGCATTGGTTCTGCCAGCTTCAGATGAACCTCGGAGTGGGCGAATACAAGGACGGAGCACTTGCCTGGCTGACAGCAGGCAGGGAGTTCGGCTACCGTGACATCGACTTCGACCCCGAATTCTTCGGATGGATGAGGGACGAGATAACCAAGTTCTGGCTTGACTACATCGTGGGAAACCAAGAGCCGCCAGCCTACAGTGCACAAGACGTTCTCCTAAAGTCTCCTCTACATGTAGCTGGCAAGGAAGTGACCGCAACGAAGGAGATACTCGAACAGATTGCTAGGCTCAAGGAACTCAAGGTTCAGAACAAGAAACTGGAGACCGAGCAGGATGAGATTGAGGACAACTTGAAGCTGTTCTTCGGGGACGCAGAGAGCATCGTGGACGGAAACGGCAAGATGCTGGCAACGTGGAAAGCACCGAAGGCAAGCGAGAAGTTCGATGCCAAGGCTTTTCAGGCAGACCATCCCAAAGCGTGCGCAAAGTACATCAAGCAGGTGCAGGGAGCACGGAGATTGCTAATTAAGTAAAGGCAGGGCTTATGGCTGTTCCTATATCAAAAACCGACCTAAGGAATATAATTCTCCAGTTAGGAAATTATATTTCCCTAGGTGGGAAAGTGACAGCACCGACCGACACAAGCCAGCGGAACAAAATCCGGATGGCCACAGTGTTAAAACGGAAGCTGGAAAAGAAACTATCATTATCAGAATAAAACATCATGAGTGATTCATTTATCTTATACACATCATACTACGCTCTTATCGAGGGGCTGACCGATGAACAACTCGGGCAACTGACGAGAGCGATATTTCTCTACGCAAGGGATGGGGAGACTATTAGTCTCGAACCAGTCGTTCGTATGGCCTTCGGTTTTATCGTTGACGATATGAAACGGAATAAAGCCAAGTACGAAGAGAAGGTAGAACGATGGCGAGCCAATGGCAAAAAGGGTGGCAGACCAAGAAAAAACCAAGAGGATAAACAAAAACCTCTTGGTTTAGATAAAAACCAAGAGGTTTCAGAAATAACCAAACAAAACCAAGAGGTTTTTTCAAAAACCTTATATGATAATGATAATGAATATGTAAATGATAATGTTTATGATAATGATGTTTCTAAAGAAACAAATATATTAGAACCTTCTAAAGAAGCTTCTATGCAAAGTTTTTCCGAGAAAAACGTTTGCGCTGCAGAAGAACCGCAAAAAAGTTCTGAGAAAAAGAAATCCAAGAAAGGCGAAATAGACTACGCAGCCATCAAGGACTACTGGAACGAGCAGCACGACAAGACCAACAGCGCAATGCGGAGGCTGACGTTGATGACGGACAACCGCAAGGAGGCAATCAGGGGAAGGCTAAAGGACTGCAAGGGAGATATTTCCAAGATTTACCTAGCCATCGACAAGGCTATGGCCAGCGACTATCTGAACGCAGGGCATTCCTGGGCATCATACGACTGGGTAATGACAAGGAAGTATTTCCCGAAGGTGCTGGAAGGCAACTACGACAACACCAAGCCAGCCACAAGCCAGCAGCCGCAATCGGCAGCAGCCAAGGCGCAGGATCCTGCGGCAACGGCAAGACCGAGCATCGGTGAACTCTACGAGCAAGCCAAGCACCAGCAGCCAGCGAGCCAGCAGAGCCAAGACAGCAAGTTCCGGTGGGTAATCCAGCAGAACCTTGAAGACTTGAAGAAGAACCCGAACAACAAGCCTGCCAAGGATTCGCTGACAAGATACTACGAACGTGGAGTCCTACAGCGGCTGGGCATCGACTGGAAGCCCGAAAAATAACGGATGAGGGCAAAAATAGCCGCTCTGGGACATTTTCACGCTTCGGGCGGTAAATTATAAGGCAAACAGATTTTAAACGCTTAAAACAAAAGAATTATGGCAAGATATGCACTTAGAAACCAACAGAAGATAAAGGAAGTATACGGAACTTCGGTGTTAGAGAGAATGAAAGTATCGTTGGACGCTTATTTCAAGGCTGGCGACATCAAGCCGGAGGAATGGGAAACGAACGAACCATACCCGATAATCTCAATTGACGACAAGGGGCACTCGTTCGGGCTTATCTGCTTTTATGTGACGAGTGTTGTCTATGACGTGTATCACCTAGCGTTCAAGGAGTTTGTTAGCTGAAAGTAAAACTAAAATTTAAATAAACAAAAGAATTATGGCAAAAGAAGTAATTGTAATTAATGAACCGGACGAAATAGCCAAGGATTTCGAGGAAGGTACGCTTCTGAATGTAGAAGGCAAGGTTCTCAAAGTTGAGGAAGATACTCGTGACGAAAGTGGCTGCGATGTGTGTGTGCCCTTGATAAAGAGGAACTGGGCGAGTATTGTGCTTGTGCATTTTGCGGAGATTTGTCACTTTATAGAGATTACGCTATGAACGAGTTGTTTTTCCACGAATGCAGAGCCGCAGGGCTCGTATTCAAGACTTCGAACGATTGGTGCAAATGGCTGACCGATAACAGCTACGACATCAAGAAGCCGGTTGCAGAGCACGAAGGCTTCAAGTACAACATCTACGATGTTTGCATCAATCCGCACGTAATCGAGTATGCCGCAAAGGGTGCAGGCAACTGGGGATGGAAGGTAATGACCGCCAATACACAGTTCGGCTGGATATGTGGCTACAGCATTCAGAAGGGAAAGCATTGGTACGACAGCCCGGTAGCCTACCCGAGCAGATACGACACTCTCAGCATCTTCTACGGTAATGAGAAGGAAGCGGAGCACGATGCCCTGACCTGCATCATCAGAGACCTCGAGAAGAATGCTGGAACCAAGAACACCAACCTCCTTCTCTGGGCGGCTAAGAAGAAGAGGGCAGACATCATCCATCCACAGCAGGAACTTTTTAAATAGTGAAAAGATATGGTTAGACAACAGATAGGCTTTTTGATGATCGTAGTAGCAGCTACGGCTGGCATCATGGTAATAGCTACGATTGCAGACATTGTAAAGCAATGGAAAACAATGAGCAGGGACGGAAAGATTGGTGGCTGCTTAATGGTTGTGTTGCTCATATGGGCAGCAATCACGACAGCTATGCTTGGTATATTACTCTAAAACGCTTTAGCTATGGGCAGAGTTGATAATATAAAACTGGTCTGTGAGCTTGTTGGTCTTCATCGTCTGTCAGTCGGAGACAGAAACGTCTGGCTGACAGATGATGAAATCAAGGCTCTAGAATGTATCATCAAGGATTACAATGCAGACCCGAACAATTTTAAACGAGACAAGAAATGAAGAAGATAGAAATCATCACGGACGAACACAGACATCACGTATACGTTGGCAACACCGATTTCTGGCTCGATACCAAGGAACTGCTGGAACTTTATTTTAAACTCGGACGAGTGAAGTTATAAACAATAAAAAACATTCAGACAATGGAACAGAAAGATATTGATATTTTTGAGATTCTCAAAAATGAAGAGTACGGTACAGAGTTGTACACACCTAAATGCGGAAGGGTTTGGCATAGTGGAATGGCAAACGACAAGGACAGTGCGAAAGCAATCTGGACTGAGGACGGAGCTGGAAGAGAACACTTTTTCGACAAGAACGGAAAAATTTATAAAGAAGGAGAAATTCTGCTCTTCCCTTCGAAACAAATGAGAGACTGGAGCAAGTTCTTCAAGAAGGGAGACGTGCTGGAGTATGTAGGCGACAAGAAATTACAAGGAACCTGCACATTCGAGAAATACGTGGATGAGGCGAAGACACGCTTTTTCGGAAGATTCGTCAAGGAGAAAGAAGTACTTAACCCAAACCGTTCTGCGAATTTCCGAACAGTCGATTGGGTCAAGAAACATAACCCAACTGGATATATCCGATTCGTTGAAGAGCGGCTCGGTGGCAAGTTGAACCGTGAGACCTTGGAGATAGAGAAGGCTCAGCCTGAGTTTAAGGATGGGGATATAGTAGCCCTTGTGGTACGAAAATGTACACATATTGCTATATTCCAATCGAGACAAGAGGCATATATAGGATTCCATGCAGTTCTTTGCCAGAATGATGAGCTTCTTCTAGAAGAACCATTCAGAGAAGATGTTGGAGATATTGAACTTCGCCTTGCTACGGACTCGGAAAAGCAGCAACTCTTTGATGCTCTCGCAAAGGAAGGCAAACGCTGGGATAGTGAGAAGAAACAGATTGTGAGCTTGAAGCCAGCGTTTGAAATTGGCAAACTTTACGTTTTCCATGAGAGAGACGAGGACGGAGAGCTGGCAATCATAGGAGAACTTATCGACAAGAACGAAAGCGAAGATACGCTGACATTCGGAAACCAGTACGAAATCGAGAACGAGAAGTTCGTGACCGACCAAGCCTTCGACCTGCGTATCAGCGTTAACACGGAACTTCGAGAAGCGACAGAGAACGAAGTCGAACTGTTCAACAAGCATTATGCCATCTGGAAGAAAGAGAAGGAAGCGAAGGAGCAGCCAGACTTCAAGACCTTTGACAAGGTCCTGGTAAGGGATGGAAAAGAATACGAATGGCTTCCAGCGTTATTTGTTCGTGACCGTGGAGAGGGAGCGAATTACAGATATAAAGTCTTGTCTTTACGCAGCGGAAAGCCAGCGGAATTCGCCTGCTGTATCCCATACGAGGGAAATGAGAACATCATATTCACTGACCACAACATCGATAACCTGCCATTCTAGGACGCATGGCGAGTGAATTATGTAAGGCTTGCGATGCCGGGCGAAACTGCTTAAATGGCATCTATTGCCCGGCACGCAAGCAATATGTAGAACATCAGGTAATACTTGAATGCAATGAGCGATTTCGCAACAAGGGAGAAGAACAGAACGTACTACCAGGAACACCGGGAACAGATCCTGAGAGCCACGAAGGAGTGGCGAAAGAGAAACCGGGAAAAATACCGGGCGTATCAGAAAGAGTACTGGAGTAAGCACTACCGGAACTACGGTACAAAGAACCGGGTAGCTGACAGAGCGATGCGTGAGAGAAAGAAGCCGGACGTAGAGAAGGCTCTTTCCATGTTCAAGAATCCGCAGCAGGCAGCGCATCTGGCATGGCTGCTAGAAAACAAAAAGAATAATCGGTCGTGAGTTCAATAATAGAGTTTTTAACCAGCGAGGACAGAAGGGGATGGCTCCCTATCAGAACAAATAACTTATAACATCTTGAAATTTAGATATGAGAGCCGGAAACGCATCTCCCGAAGTCTGACAACAAACAAAGAAAGCGAGGTGGTACATGAAGAAGTAAGAAAAAGAAATCGTTAGAAATTATGCTTTTATTCATTCGGCTGGCGGTGGAAGAAGGAAGAACCCTGCAACATATGCATTTTGTTATTCATTTATTTTGCAACCGCAGACAACTTCCGGAATCCCTGCCAGCTTTCTCTATCTCAACCAAAAAGAAGGGAAAGAAAGGGGTAGGGGAAAGATAGGGATAATAACGCATGTGTGCACGTATATGCGCACGTAAAGGGTGTTGAGTAGAATTACACCAGCAAAACAAAATAAACGCTTATGCGTGAAATTTAAACAAAATAATTACTTTAAAGAAAAAATGGAAAAAGGAACAGTTATAATTGGAATCGACCCCGACAACCTGGAAAGCGGAGTTGGAGCAGTCTTTGACGACAAGAAGTTTCTCGCCTACAAGATGAATTTTCCTTCATTGATAGATTACCTCAAGGCTATGAACGAGAGTTGCAAAAAGATTAAGGTCGTTATTGAAGGCGGCTGGCTCAACAAGAGCAACTGGCATGTGCTTAATCGTTTCATGACAGCAGTCAAGGCAGCAGCAATCGGACGCTCTACCGGAATGAACCATCAGACCGGAATCTTGATTGTCGAGTGCTGCAAACACTACAATATCCCCTGCGAAATCGTCAAGCCACTAAAGAAGTGCTGGAAGGGTAAAGACGGAAAAATCACCCAAGACGAACTTGCTTATTTTGTAAGCGCAGGACAAAAGATGCCGAGAATGAACCAAGACCAGAGAGACGCACTTCTCCTCGCATGGGTCTGCGCAGGATACCCGGTCAGAGTGAAGCCGCAGAAACCGCAGACAACCCTGCAGAAGACCATCAGAGCCTTTGATGGATAAGATAAAAACGAAGTGTTAAAGAAAGTTAAAAGTGTGCAAAGAACAAACAACTAAAGCAAAAAAGTCGTATCTTTGCGCCAGTGTTTATCAGATAAGCATGAATTTCGAGCTTAAAACAAGAAGAAAATGGAAACAGAAGAAATCGCACTATCGAGGGTCAGCGAGAACGAGGCGAACCCTCGAACCATAACTGAGGCGAGTTTTCAAAAGCTGGTCAAGAGCATCCTCGTCTTCCCTAAGATGCTCCAGCTTCGCCCTATAGTCGTAGATGAAACATACAAGGCACTGGGTGGCAATATGAGAACGAGGGCATTATGCCACATCGTGAGCATGACACCGGAAGCCATCATGGACGTTCTCGACACAGACCAGCGACTGACTGATGCAGAGAAGCTGGCAATCGCCAGCTACTGGAGCCAGTGGAAGGAGCAGCCGACAGCGTCCATCGTCAAGGCATCAGACCTCACGGAATCGCAGAAGAAAGAATTCATCATCAAGGACAATGCAGGCTTCGGAGACTGGGACACCGATGCACTGGCGAACCAGTGGAATACCGACCTCTTGAAGGACTGGGGTATTCAAGACTGGCAGCTGCAAGGGTGGATGAGTCCTGATTCATTGAAGAATGGAGAGCAGGCAGACGAGGATCAGAAGGAGGCAAAGGACGATGAGTTCGATGAGGACACAGAGAAAATCCCACAGCGGTGCAAGGAATGCGAACTGTGGCAACTCGGGAAACATCGCCTTATGTGCGGTGACTCCACGGATGCAGAGCAGGTCAAGTTCCTTATGGGAGGGCAAGTGGTTAATCTGTATCTTACAGACCCTCCATACAATGTTGGATATGGCTACGAAGGTTCTGATATGATGAGCAAGAGAAAGCATAGAACGGATGGGCTGACGGTCAAGAACGACAAAATGGATAATGACAAGTTCCGGGATTTCCTATCGGCTGCATTTTTGGCAGCAGAAGAAACCATGGAGAAGGGTGCTGCTTTCTATATTTTCCACAGCGACAATTATTCGATGTGGTTCAGAGAGGCTTTGATGAGCACGAAAGATTTGGAGCTACGTGAGACATTGATATGGAACAAGGATTCGCTTTGTCTCGGGCGGCAGGACTACCAGTGGAAGCATGAGCCGTGTCTTTATGGATGGAAAAATGGAGGTGCGCACAATTGGTTCAACGACAGAGCGCAGACAACGGTTATTGATATGGCTCGACCTAAGGTATCAAGGGAACACCCTACGATGAAGCCAGTGCCGCTTTTTGCTTATTTGATGGGCAATAGCACAAAGGAAGGTTGGAATGTATATGACGGGTTCGGTGGTAGTGGCACAACGCTTATCGCAGCCGAGCAGTTAAACCGAAATGCGTTCTTGATGGAGCTCGACCCACATTATTGCGATGTTATCATTGCACGATGGGAAAAGCTGACTGGCGAGAAAGCAGTCAAGATAGACGAATTTAAGAAGCAGGTCGAATAGTTGCGATGTGTCGGCTTTTCTCTTCAAGGTTGATAAACTACACCAGTTTGCAGAAAGAGCGGCACACACGCAAAATTCGCACAAAATAACTCCAAGGGAGCGGAAACGAAAAAGGCAGGAGATTAACCCCTGCCCATCGCTTTGAGAATACACTGGTTGATGAAGTCGCTGCGGTCTTTCTTATCGACCCCTGCCAAGATGTTAGCCACGTCCTCGGTAGCACCGAAATAGAATGTTGCAGCGTATTTCTTCGTTCGCCCTGCACCCTTGCGAGCACCTCCCCAAGATTTGGAGGTAGTTTCATTCGTAGTACTCATAATGTTAAAAATTTGGTGATATGAAAATTAATTCGTAAATTTGCAAACGAAATCCCAAAGTGGGGTGGTGGTTCGAGCACCACCCCTTGGAATAATCAAAACCCTCAGAGCTCAATCGTGAAGGTTATTTTGATTTTCCAAATCCTAATCGAAATGTAAGTTCTCATAAGGCTTTGGGATTTCATTTTACTTTTCCCTCATCCTCGGAGGGTTTCAGTAAATAAGGACTCTTCCCTTATTACGTTTGCAAAGATACGAAATTTATTTGAAATATGCAAGTTTTTCAAGTAGAATTTTTATAAAAAATCAAATAAATTTCAAGGAATCAAAATATGCCACAAGGTAATAACAACAAGCATCGAGCGCAGAAAATAGACATCGAGAACCGCCTGCAGATTATCGCACCCCTATACCGCAGAGGGTGGACGGAGCGAGAAATCACGGCAGAGGTTCGCAAGCGGCTCGACAGACCGAAATACAATCAAGCGCACTGCGACATTCAGCGGTTATTGAAGGAGTGGAGGGAAGAGAGACTGACCGACACAGACGAAAAGATAACCAGCGAGTTGGCAAGGTTGAAGCTGGTGATACGTGAAGCGTGGGAAGCCTGGGAGAAATCCAAAGAGGACTACCACGAAAAGAAAGCGACCCAGCAGGGACTGCCAATCGTAGATGAGCGAGGAAAGCAGATTTCAATCGAGACCGTCAAGGCGATAATGTACGATACCGAGAAGCGAGGATTCGGAGAACCACGCTACCTCGACATCATCCTAAAGGCAGAGACGCAGATTTGCAAGCTGCTCGGTCTGGATAAGGTCGTGCTCGACCTGAACGCAGGCTTCCAAGGCGGCATCGAGGTTCGATACATCAACTCGGGACACCAGTGTGCATCAAGCGAGCAGGAAGTAATCGAGCGTGAAGGATTGGATAAAGAATAATTTTACCATAATTTTGTTTTAAGTTTTATTGTTTGTAAGAATGGCACTATTTGACGTTATTGGTGAACTGTATGACCCGAATGCGGACGTGAAGCCAAGGTTTCTCGTAAACCAAGGAGGCACGTCCTCGGGGAAGACATACACCATCATGCAGCGTCTTATAGTGCTTTCTTTCGAACATCCCATGGCAATTATCACGGTGTGCGGTCAAGACCTCCCGAACCTAAAGGTGGGAGCCATGCGAGACCTCGACACCATCCTGCACACAAGGGCAGAGTTGCTGGACTGGTTCAAGAACAACAAGAGCGACAGCAGCTACAGAGGAAAGAACGGCTCAATCATCGAGTTCAAGAGTTACCAGGATGCGCAGGACGCTAAGAACGGTAAGCGTGACTACCTGTTCGTGAACGAGGCGAACGGTGTGCCCTACGAAGTTTTCTGGCAACTTGCCATCCGAACCCGAAAGCAGGTGTTCATCGACTACAATCCAAGCGCACGCTTCTGGGTGCACAACAACATCATCGGCAGGGATGACTGCCGACTGATCCTGAGCGACCACCGAAACAACCGATTCCTTACTGAGCAGGAACATAAAAAGATTGAAGAGATTGACGACCCCGAACTGTGGAGAGTATATGCGCGTGGACTGACCGGAAAGATAACCGGACTTATATTCACCAACTGGGGTATCGTTGACAAGCTGCCACCAAAGGACGAATGGAAGATGGAATGCAGAGGGTTGGACTTCGGATTCACCAACGACCCGACAGCAGTGGAGCACCTTATATTGGCGCACGGAGAGTTGTGGGTGGACGAAGAAATCTACCAGCCGGGAATGACGAACGATGACATCGCAGACCGATGCAAGGAAAACGGACTGACAAAACGAGACCTTATCATTGCGGACTCGGCAGAGCCTAAGAGCATTCAGGAGATACACAACCGAGGTCTGTGGATAATCGGCAGCACCAAGGGAGCGGACAGTATCAACAACGGCATCGACATCTTGAAGCGTTTCCGCATCAACATAACAAGACGCAGCCACGGTATCATCGGGAACATGCAGCAATACAAGTGGAAGAAGTCAAGGGATGGAGAGACCACGAACCAGCCTATAGACGCATTTAATCACGGCATAGACGCAATACGATACGTAGCCTTGAAGAAGTTATCCGTAGCAAGCCACGGAACGGCTAGGGCGCATGTATTAAGGCAAAGATAACGACAAAAAATAAAAGCGTATGGATAATAACACTACATTCAAGTACTGGCTGGCAGTTGCTAGACACACCAGCTACAAAATCGGCAAGCAGCCACGACCAGCGTTCGTTGGAGGCAAACAAGTGCCCGACAATCTCAACCAGCTATCCATCGGGCAGCTGATAGACCTTTCTCAGCTATCAGACAGCGAGGAAAGTCTGTATCAGATAGTGACAACCGTCCTCGGTCTGAGCCACAAGGAAGTGGAGCAGGCTAGGGCGGTTGATGTCGTTATGCTCATCGGATGGGTGACAGCAGAGGTCGAGCGCATCAATAAGCTATTCGAGAGCACAGACACAGCGAAACCAACGAGACTGGAGAAGGAGGCAGGCATCGATACCCTGCGGTTCGGACTGTTCGGCATGCTCGACTGGTACGCAGTAAGGATGGGAATCAGCGACCACGACCAAGTATTGAAGACCCCATGGCTTCGCATCTACAAGTGCATGGAGATGGACAACAAGAGAAGCGTGTACGAGCGGAACCTGCAGAAGTTGCAGGCAGAGGAAATGAAACGTAAATCTAGATAATTATGGCAACAATCAGAGAAACATTAAAGCAGTTGGCAGCAGACACGCTGCCAGACTACACCTACCTATTCGAGGACTGGGACACAGCAGACACCAAGCTGGAGAAACTGAACTATCCGGCAATCGTCTGCATCATCCCAGCCAGCGGCACGACAGAGATACGCAACGGCAGAGTATACGACACCGTGAACGTTGCCCTGGCTTATCTCGACACCGTACCGAGGGCAGCGGATGGAGAAGACAACGGAGAGTGCATCGACCGAATGAAGGTGGCAGGGGCAAGGATGATACGAGCCATCAACCAGTCGCACCAGTTTGAACCACTGGAAGGGCAGCAGTACTACGAGACCATCATCGAGCGTTTGAGCACGATCGTGTCTGGCGTAATGTACTCCCTTCAGCTGACACAGAGCATAGGAGGGTGTGAGGTATGAGCAAGGGAGGTATTCAATTCGACCCCAAGGCGGCATCGATGATAATGAGGGAGGAAGTGGAGAGAGCACGGCAGCTTATCATCAACCACATACGTATCAACGGACAGAACGCATCGGGGCGCACAATCGCCAGCCTAAAGGTGGAGCAGCCCAGCGAGGAAGAAACCATCCTCTGGGGACACAAGCCATTCGGGGTGCTGGAGACCGGACGAAGGTCAGGCAAGATACCATACGGCTTCCGTGGCATCATCCGGCAGTGGATGAAGGACAAGGGACTGCATGGCAGACCTATCCCCTACAAGACCAAGCGGCAGCACAAGTACACTCCACAAGAGCGTGGCGACATGAGCATGGCAGGAGCAATCGCCCACGCCATCGCAAACAAGGGTTCTAAACTGCACCGGACTGGCGGCAGGGCTGACGTATACAGCAACGTTGTGCCCGACACGATGAAGCGGCTGGGGCAGCGACTTATTTTCTTAATCCACCAGTCGGTGGGAAGTATCAAACTAAACAATGAGACGGTATGAGACAGACAGTGAACAACGGATATTCTTTTTTCTACCCCGATGAAGTATACTTTGCATTTTTGCCTTGCATTATCAAAGCAAGTGGAAGTAACCTTTCGTGGATTGATGTAATAATCAGATGTGGCAACAAGGAACGAGCCTACAATGTGGAGGCGTTCAACAGTGAGTGCATAACAGACTTCAAGACATACGTGCAAGCTCTTTTTGACGGACGTATCAATGCAGCCTATGATTGGACAATAAACTATGATTCCAGCGTTCTAAACCTTCTAGTGGGCATCGAGGTCAACGTATACGATGACAGAGACGAACAGCTTGCGAGCATCGACTTCACCACGAACATGGTTTGGGGCGCACCAAAGTATGGGGAGACCTGGAACGGCTACAAACGTATTACATGGTTTACTCATTATCCGTTCACCTTTGGCATATACTTAAGCAAGTTGAACGCAAACCTACTAATCGGTTACGAGGGAGCACCAAATAAGCTACTGAAGATTCCGATTAACGGTATGGTGGACTTCTACGCAGGCATATTGCCTAGTGGTGCAAAATACTGGAACATATACGATTATGATGGAGAGATTCAGCATGGAACGTTTGACAATACTTTCGACCTTACTTTCAGATTAACCACCGGAGGTAAGCAGTCACTATTGTTACGCATCGACAGAGACGATGCTGAGAGTGGTATCTATCTGCGTTGGATTGACCGGCACGGATTCATCCGCTATTGGCTCTTTGCGGCTGGGGAGGAAACGAGGGAGATAGCCAGCGACCTGAGTTTCATACGCAACAATTTAGCCGATTATCTATACGGCTACTATGGCGATAATGGAAGAAGGCAGGGATACGAGCGTACGGATTCAATCAAACTTTGTGCTCCGTTGGTTGACAGTGATACGTTCGATATGCTACAAGACCTAGCCAGCAGCCCAGTCGTTGACATGTACCTAGGGGGAGACTGGACGCAAGAGGAAGATATGTGGATGAGCGTAACAATCAAGGCAGGAAGCTACACGAAGAGCACAGCTTGCTTGCAGGATTTCGTGTGCGAAATGATTATTAACAACATTAACGTTCAGAGACTATGATAGACCAGCAACTTTACATTGACGGTGTTTTGATGGACTTGCCGGAGAACACCGATGTGGTGCTCGACATCAAGAGCAACCTTTTTCGTGACGTCACGAAAATGACCTCGAACTACACGTACACCATCCAGTTGCCACGGACGGTGCACAATCTTTCAGTATTGCAGCAAGCGGACAGACCGAAGAGCGGCAGCAGATACCCCTATATTTTCCATAAGTGCAGTTATTTCCGTGGAGGTGTGCAAATTATCAAGGACGGACGTTTGAACGTTCTGAGCATCGAGGAAAATATCGAGGTCTCAATCTATTGGGGTATAATGCCAGCGTTCACGAAGCTACTAGAGAGCGGAATGAAACTGAACGAACTGGGAGTGACAGACAGAGTGCTTTTTGAAAAGTACAACACTCCAAACACCAGGGAGGAAGCCGTGAGCAATGGGATATTCTTTGCTTATTACAATCCATACCGAATTGAGAGCAAAGATAACTTTGGCATTAATTTGGTGCAGAGGAATAAATATACCACGACACAATACTCGCCTAGCCGTGGACGCATCAGAACAGGTACAGAGGTAGGAAAGTACATCAGTGGAAATATAGAGAACGCACCGGACACGATTTGTGCTCTCATCCCATTCTTGCCATCATCAACGGCAAATGTGCAAGCGCAAGGAAAGGGCGATTACAGAAGCTATGCAGTACTGGATAAGTACATGCGGGTTATATCCGTGAGCGGAGAAGATGAGACGCTGGAAGTATACACCATCAGAGGAGAGGCTAGAGCTGCATACCTCGTAGTGAATGCACCTGCCGAATATTACAGCACTCTGTCGCTATCAGTTACCGGGCTGACACCTATGCACGAAATGATAGATGGCGATAATAAGGAGGATTTCGTGGGCGATGAGGTGGCGGTGAACGAATATAAGACTTCTCCAAAATTCTTGCAGCCATGTGTGACCGTAAACTGGCTATTGTCATGGATAGCGAGGAAGTCGGGCGTATCTTTCGTTTGGCAGGATGATGAAGCAAAGAAGATGTTGAGCAACCTTGTTGTGCCTATCATCAACAACAAGGCAGACGACAAGACAATTATCGGTAATCTGACCGCAGACGTTAAGAGCCGAGACGGACTAGGTGCGCTTTCCTTTTCCGTCAACAACTCATTGACATCAGTCACGCCAAGCACTGGCAGCGATGTACAGAAACTGACGATAACGAAGGATTGCGAACTGACCTTTGATGTGCAAGTGCAATACTACGTCAGACATCAGTTTGAAGACGCAGCGGAGATTCAGTTGCCTATGGGTGTGAAAATGACCGTAACAACACCAAGTACTACTGGAGGTGAGGCATCCACGCAGGAATACGAGTTCGGAGATTTGGAATACGAGGATGGGCAGGACAAGTACCCGGTCGTACTACGCAGCTATGCTATCGATGGCTATCTTTATTTACTTTCGGCAGGAACAAACACAATATCGCTAAAGAAGGATGATGTACTGACGTTTGAGACTATCATGCACGGAATAAACACAGTTAACCTGCCTTCCGTTTATGGTGGCAAAATCACAGCGAGAGTCAAGATTGGAGATAGCGTGCCGATTGGGGGAAGTTTCCCTATCGGCATAAATCTACCCGAAATCGAGGTGACAAACTTCATTAAGTTTTTGGCTTTGATAACTGGCTCATTCCCTAGACAGCTGACAAATAGCACGCAAGTACAGTTCGTTATGTTTTCCAGCGTCTGGAGCAACAAGGCGAATGCCTACAACTGGAGCGGAAAACTCATTCCGTATGATCGCCAAGGCTCGCCACGAAAAAGCGAGTATACCGTTTCTGACTTCATGCAGCACAACCGCTACAAGTGGAAGGAAGACGAAGAGACAACTGGAGACTATGATGCAGACCTCGCAATCAGCAACACAACTTTGGATTACGAGCAGGACACGTGGACGCTACCTTTTGCAGCCAGCGATGACAACCGCATACCGATAAGAACACTTGATTCTTTCGGCATGAAGAATGGTGGAGAGTATAAGGGATGCAAGGATCGAATAATGACGCTAAGAGATGATAAGGAGCAAGCTGCACTTCGATTTGGTATTGACCTTCAGAACATATTCGATACGAAGTACAAGCAGCTTGCAGCAAGTATCGCCAGGGCGCACGTAATCACGGAACGGCTCAATCTGTCGGACTTGGATATACTAGATTTTGACGAAACGAAGCCAGTGTACCTTGCGCAGTACGGAGCGTATTTTGCAGTTCTTGAAATCAAGACAACAAACAGCGGATATTGCGAGGTTACAATGATAGAGTTGAACAACTAAAAAGAAAGAACTATGGTAAGTGAAGACAAACAGCAGATTCTTGACATAAAAGTCAAGTACGAGGATGCAATCTATGGCATCATCAGATACAAGGAGAAGATAGACCAGCTAAAGGCAAGCATCAAGGACTTGCAGCAGCAGGAAAAAGACAAGACCATCACGACCAACGAGATGAAGGTGCAGACGGAAGCCATCAACGCAACCATCAAGGAGTACCAGTACAACGTGCGAGCCTTGCAGAAGGAGATCCAGAACAACGTGCGCACAGAGAACGAGCAGGAGGGCAGTTTGAAGCAGCTGCGTGCCCAGCTTTCCAATGCCACCAAGGCTTACGATGAGATGAGCCGTGCCGAGCGTGATAGTTCCAAGGGTCAGGAGATGCAGGAGCATATTCAAGACTTGATAGAGGAGCTGAAAGAGGCTGAGGAGGCTACTGGAAGATTCCAGCGCAGTGTCGGCAGCTATTACGATTCCATGATGAAGGCGGCTGACGACCTGCAGAACACCGAGTTTTTCGGTTTTGATGTTGTTGATGATACTGGAATCGGAAAGGTTATGGAAATGGGAAAGTCCGTGGAAGACCTAAAGGTAAAGTTTGGTGCGTTGAAAAATACGGCTCTTTCCTTATTGACCAACCCTTATTTCCTCGCTATGGCAGGTGTGGCAGGTGTCGGAATGGCATTCAAATGGTGGTATGACTACAACAAGGGATTGATGGAAGCCACACGACTGACGCAGCAGTTCACCGGATTGACCGGGGACGAAATGAAATCCGTGCGCAACGAGGTTCTAGCGGTATCCAATACATTCGGTTTGGAATTCACGGAGACGATGCAGTCTGCTAATACAATGAGCAAGGCTTTCGGCATTTCCGTTTCTGAGAGTTTGAAGATTATGCAGGACGGACTGGTGAGCGGTGCAAACGCCAACGGTGAGTTCCTCGACACGATTAAAGAATACCCTAGATACTTCAAGGAAGCCGGACTGAATGCAGAAGAAATGGTGGCAATATCAACGCAAGCGACCAAGGAAGGCATCTTCAGCGACAAGGGTGTTGATACCATCAAGGAAGGAAATCTGCGACTGCGAGAAATGACAACAGCTACGGCTGCTGCACTTGACGGAATAGGTATTTCTTCCAAGCAAGTTCAGAAGGACTTGCAGGACGGAAGCAAGACCACATTTCAGGTTATGCAAGAGGTGGCTAATAAGCTGAAGGAACTTCCACAATCAAGTGCTGCTGTAGGTAGCGCAATTGCTGACATCTTCGGTGGTCCGGGAGAGGATGCCGGACTTGCTTATATCGAGATGCTCGGTAACATCGAACTCGACATGAACAAAGTAAAGGCAAAGTCCGGTGATCTTGCCAAGGCACAAGAAGACGAACTAAATGCAACCAAGGAATTGCAGGACGCAATGGCTTCTCTGTTTGATTACACTGGGGGTGGATTCGAGACCATGAAGGCTCAGTTGAGCACGATTGCAAAGAAATCACTTACGGCAGTTATCAAGGGAACAGTGAAGGCGATAAACTACTTTATCGACTGGTACAATGACAGCCTTCTGTTGCGAGGGATAATCAATGCACTCGGCACAAGTTTCCGATTGATGTGGAATGCAATCAAACTCGTATGTAATCTCGGAATAGACGCATTCAAAAGGTTGGGCTTCGCAGCCAAGGGCATGCTTGATATTCTCGAAGGTATCGTGACTTTCGACCTATCCAAGGCACAGAAGGGATTTAAGGAGATGTTCGACATTTCCGGCACTATCAAGGAAGCATGGCACGACATCAAGAACGCTGGCATAGAGATAGGCAATTCCTTCGCTGACGGATTCGAGAACACCGTGAACGGAAGGCTCGAACACATAAAGCTAGCCAGCGTGAACGGTGGAGCGACAAGCAGCGAGCCAGCGAGCGGAAACAAGGGAACGACACCAGCAGCAGCCAAGGGCAGCACTGCCAAGACCAAGGCACAGAGAGCCAAGGAAGAAGCGGAAGCAAAGGCAGAGGCAGAGCGCAAAAAGAAGCAGGAAAAAGAATTGCAGGAAGCGATTGCGCTTATCCAGTACAAGTACAACGAGCAAGTAATGGACGCAAAGAAGCGATACCTCGCAGGCATGTACGACAACGACCGAGACTACGACAACGACCTCGAACAGCTGGAGAAGAACATGGTAGCGAGGAGCATTGACGCATACGTGGCGGCTGGTGAGATAGGAGCGGAAAAGGCGCAGGAAATGCAGGCAAAACTTCTCGACATAATGATAAAGGCGAAAGCGGACTTGAAGAACCAAGCAAAGGAGATTGTGGACGAACTCAACAAGGAGTTCGAGGAAGCGGAAAAGGCACGCAAGGATGCGGACATCATGAACGGTGGCACTGGAGAGGAAGACGATGCAGCCAAGCTGGAGAGATACAAGGCTTTCCTTCAGAGCAAGATGGACGCCTACAAGAACTATGCAGCCGTGCAGGAGCAGCTACAGAAGGATTTGAGCGATGCAGAAGTCAAGGAGCAAGAGGAAGCCAACAAGAAAAAGGCAGCTTTGACGGAAGAGCAACTGAAAATGATGAGCGACATGATACAGACCATGGGAGACGGTCTGTCCGAGTTCTTCGAGAGCGAGGATAAATCGCTGCACTCATTCCTCAAATCGATGCTGACATCAATACTTGACGCAATCGAGATAGCAGTTAACGCTTACTATGCACAGATCCTGGCGAAGGAGATTGCAAGCAAGTCGTGGGGAGGTGTTGCGAGTGCAGCAGCATTAATGGTACTTATCAAGGCTGCCTTTGCAGGAGCAAAAGCACTCGTCAAGGGCTTCTCCACTGGTGGCTACGTCCAAGGCTCGGGAACCGGAACGAGCGACAGCATCCCGGCAAGGCTTTCAAATGGCGAGAGTGTAATGACCGCCAAGGCGACTTCAATGTTCAGCCCTATATTATCCGCATTCAACCAGCTAGGAGGTGGCGTGCCTATCGTAGCGAACAACGGAGGCAGCAACATCGGTATGGATATGCTGGCGGCAGCGGTTGCTAGAGGGTATCAGATGGCTCCACAGCCAGTAGTGAGCGTTGAGGAGATAAACAGAACCCAGCGGAGAGTGCAGACGATAGAGAATATCGGCAGGATTTAAGGTTGCTGTTATTTAATCAAGATTTGCGTTCTGAGCGGTTTTTGATTAAAGGTGATAAGTTACACACCCAAGGCAACAAAAGCCGCTTAGAGCGCAAAATTTTGGCTTGTTTAGAAAAATTAACTGCTTACGAGATAAACATATTGAAAAATATCGTATCTTTGCAGCGTTTTAAAACTTAAAAAATCACGATTCAATGGCAAAACTCAGAATATACAACGACATCGACAGTCAAGATAACAAGTTTTGGTATCAATGGTGGGGAGGCGACTGCGTATGTTTCCAGGACATAGATGCTTTTGCGGCAAGCATACCGAAAGACGATGATACAATCGATATGCGCATCTTCTGCAATGGAGGCTCGGTGGTTGAAGGCTGGGCAATCTACGACAGACTGCGACAGAGCGGCAAGAAGATTTCCTGCACCGTGGAGGGCAAGGCAGCATCCATGGCAACAATCATCATGCTTGCAGCACCAAAGGAGAGCCGCAAGGCATACGAGAACGCTGCATTCCTGCTGCACAATCCGTGGGTTCCTGGCTGGGGGTTGGGCGACCAGCTGAACGCAAAGGACTTGAAGAACCTGGGCGAGGAAATGCAGATGTGGCAGGATAAGATGGTGGACGCATACGTAGAGCGGTGCGAGTGCGATAGGGAAGAGATACAAGCCTTGATGGATAAGGACATCTTCATCAACACCAGCGAGGCTTTGCGCCTAGGTCTTATCAGCAGCACCATTGTACCACTCAGCGCAAGCGCATCAAAACGCAACATAGAAAATTTTATTAATTCAAAACAACAAAATCCAAAAGCAATGGAGAAAAAGACAGAAGTAAAGGCTTCTCTCCTCGACAAGATTCTCGCCAAGTTGGGCGTGAAGACACTGGAGGAAGCAGAACAGGCGGTGGCAGAGCCACAAGCCAAGGCAGAGCCACAAGCGATGGAACTCAACACAGCAGACGGACAGACATTGACCGTTGAGCGAGAAGAGGGAGATCCACAGGTTGGCGACAAGGCAAGTCCGGACGGAACGTTTGAAATGCCAGATGGCAAGACAATCGTTGTCGAGGACGGTGTAATTACCGACATTCAGACCGCAGGCAATGAAGGCGGTGAAGGCAATGAAGGCGGTGAGGGCGGCAGCGCATCAAGCACCGACGACGAAACCGTAGCCAAGTTGAAGCAGCAGGTAGCAGCACTCAAGCAGCAGTTGAACGACACCAAGGCACAGCTGGCAGGCGCACAGAAACTCGCAAAGAGCAAGGAAGACATGCGCATCCTGAATGCCGTGAAGATGGCAGGCGGTGCTGAGAAGGTGCTGGCAGGCTACAGCAGCCACTACCAGCCAGCACAGCGACAGCCAAGCGGCAAGGGCGCAGGCGACAACGTGAACCCAGTCGAGGAAGGTAAGAACGCCATCAAGGAGAGACTTGCCAAGCTCCACAAAAAGGGCAAGAAGTAACAAAGTATTAACCCATTAAATCAAAAGAAAATAATGGCAGGATTTACAAAACAGCAGCTCGAGAACCTTAAACTCGAGCCGGAAAACCTCGCAAGCATCAAGGATGCAGTGCAGGAAACCTTCTACAACGATGAAGATTTCTCTTCATTCGTGAACATTCAGAAGGTCAAAGAGAAAGACCCTATCGCTCTTCTCGGAGAGATGGAAATGGTCGGTAAGAAGGGTGGCGGTTGCGACCCTACCTACGAAGAGAAGGGAATCGCCAACTCTCAGAAGCGTTGGGAACTCGGACAGTGGAAAATCCCTCTCAAGATTTGCTACGAGGCATTGAAGGGAACCATCGCAGAGTATTCATTGAAGACTGGTACAGCCATTGGCGACCTCACCAGCACCGACTTCATGACAATCTATGCAGATGCACTCCAGCGAGCCATGCAGCAGATGATTTGGCGTTTCGGCTGGCTTGGCGACAAGGAAGCAGCACTGGCAAGTGAAGAAGGTGGCGGTGGCGGCAAGCTGACAGCAGGCTTAGATGTCAGTAATTTCAACGTCTGCGATGGTCTGTTCAAGCGCATCTTTACAGCCACAGCGACCAAACATACCGCCATCGCAGCCAACAGCGAGACCACGGCAGCATTGCAGATTTCTGCATTGCGCAAGAGTGGTGCGGCTACTACACTTGTAGACACCATTTTGATGGATGCAGACACACGTATCGTTGACGACAGCGATGCCGTATTGCTCATGACACGCTCGCTTGCTGACGCATTGACCTACGACCTCAAGAAGACCTACCACGACATTATGCCATGGGAGAAGTTGTTCGATGGCTTCGAAGTAGCGACCTACAACGGAGTGAAGATTGCACGTGTCGGCATCTGGGACAGAATGATTAAAGCATACGAGAAGGGCGCAACGACTGTCAACCTTCCACACCGTGCGGTATTCTGCAACCCTAAGCACCTTATGATTGGTACAGACGCAGACAATCTCATCAGCGACCTCGACATCTGGTTCGACCAGAAGGAGCGCAGAAACTATCTCTATGCTACTGGTAAGATTGGAACGGCTCTCCTCGAAGAGGGCATGATCCATGCAGCTTACTAATCGCTCCAAATTTTCAGTTTAGTATTAAGTTATTTTGACAATCCTCAACACCCACAAAACGGTGTTGGGGATATAACAATTAAAAACGAATTAATATGGCAACAACTTGCGAGAGCCTTATCGCTCAGGACATCATCATCCCTTGCGAAGACCAAGTAACAAAGGGACTGGAGGGCGATGGACTTATCATCAACCGAGACGACATCGACTTCACCAAGTCCGTTGTAGCGGGCAATATAATTAAAACATTAGTTTTGAAAACTGGCAAGAAAGCATACGCTATCCGGCAGGAAGGCAGCAAGCCATTCACTGGAACCAAGACCGAGCTGACCGTTGGCACGTATCGCAACAGCTGGAAGAATACCGTAGCAGTCGTGGTATTGGCAAACACACCTGACGTTTGCGCAAATATCATTGACGGACTGGCGAACGGAAAGTTCGTTATCATCCTGCGCAACCTCTCTAAGGGAGCGGACGGAAATGCAGAGTATCAGGTGTTCGGATATGCGCAGGCACTGAAGGCAAGTGCAGGCGAGAACGACAAGTACTCAGACGACACCGAGGGTGGCTGGCTTATCACGCTGGAAGAGGAGAGCGTACCGAAGGCAGCTTATTTTTTCTTCGACACAGACAGCGAGACCACAGCAGCCAAGTATAAGAGCCTTCTGACGGAAGCAGCAGCGTAGCCTATGACATACAAGGAAGCAATAGCCAAGGTCAGTGAGTTGAAGGCACGTTTCGACAGTCCCTTTGATGCAACCGACAAGGCAGTTATAGAAACTCTATATTTCGAGGTGACACGCAAGCGGTTTGTTCCGACAACCTGCCAGCAGTGTTACCACGATGCTCTGATAGAAATATATCTAAAACTCAAAAAAGAAAAGGCAATGCCAAAAACATGTAATTACGCAATGAAGGCAGGTTTTATCATTTCCTGCCCGGATTTCTACCATGGTAAGATTTTCACGAATGAGAACCTGACCGACAAGGTAGCGCATGAATATCTGACGAAGTACCCACACATGGAAAGCTACTTTCAGAAGATACCCAGTGATGAACTCATCGAGAACAAGCAGCCGCCAGCAGACATCGATAGCGGTGCAGATGATACCGCAGGGAAAAATCCTGCCGAAAAAGCAGCAGGCAGCGACAAGAAGAAAGACCTCGACCAAGCCGAAAAAGCAGGCAAGGAAGAGTAACAAAACAACAAGTAAAACGACACAAGCAATATGAACGTTAAGACAGTTAAAAAGCCAAAGCGAAGAGTTGATATTGGCTACGTAAGCCGATTCAAGATGCAGGCATACGGATATGATAATCTTTATCCGCAGAACCTCGCACGCATCACGGAAGCCAGCGGTACGGCAATGCTGTGCCTTAACCGATATGCCCGATTTATTGAGGGCTACGGCTTCGATAGCGACATTCTAGCATCGTTGGCGATGAACCCGCAGGGGGACACGGCAGACGATTTGCTCCGGAACGTAGCGCAAGACCTCGCACGCTTTGGAGGCTTTGCCCTTCATGTAAACTACAACGTTCTAGGGCAGGTGTCGAGCGTGAGCCACGTACCCTTTGAAAATTGCCGCCTTGAAGAGACGGACGACAAGGGGAGCGTGGCGCACGTCTTGCTGCATCCCGACTGGGAGCAGAAAAAAACGAGGAACGGAAAGCGGTTGATGGTGAACGACAAGACTATTGAACGCATCAACATTTTCAATCCCGACACCGACATCGTTCTTGAACAGATTGAGAACGCAGGAGGCATCGACAGCTACAAGGGGCAGATTCTATGGCAGAGCCTAGACGGACAGTTTATTTATCCTACAGCCAGCTACGATTCAGCCATCACGGAGATTTCAACCGATGAGGGACTTGGGAACGTCAAGATGCGAAACGTCCGCAACAACTTCTTAGTATCGTGTATGCTTGTAACAAAAAAAGGCGTTCCAAAGTTCAACGAGGAAGGCGAAGAGGTGGAGAGCGGACAGATGATTTCCGATGAAGACCTTTTGCAGTTCCAAGGGGACGAGAACACAGCGAAGATACTTGCTGTAGAGGTTGAGAACGAGGAAGACGAACCAAAGGTTGTGGCTTTCCCTACAAAGAACTTCGACAAGGAGTTCAGCGTGACCGACAGCAGCGTTATCGAACGCATCTATGCCCAGTTTCACCAAGAACTCTTCTACTCCATCCGTATTGGCAAGCTGGGATTCAGCGGACAAGTTATGCAGGATGCTTACGAATACTATGCTGGCGAAGTGACAACCGAGCAGCGTTTCATCGAGCGAGCCTTCAAGAAGATTTTTAACAGCTGGCACGACCCAGCCATTCAGAACCTAGACCCCAAGCTACAGCCGCTAAAGTATATCAGCAGCGAGGTTGCAGGGAACAACACGATAGACTAATTGATTGAGCCTATGGGAGAACAAAGAAAACAACTTATCACGGTAGACCAGTTCCGAGAACTGGCACGACCGACTAGCGCACACCTAGATGAGGATGATGTTAACGCATACATTCGTGAATGCGAAGATGCGAACATCATACCAGCCATCGGGTGGGAGCGGTTCAAGGCAGCGACCGAGCAGGGAGAGTGGGGTGATTCGGTATTGCCCGATTTCCAGCCTGCAACTTTCCTGGACGGTGGCGAATACACCACAAAGAAGGAGGGCGATTGCAGCCAAGAAGAAACCAAGGTGCAGAAGTACACCAGCGGAATACGCAAAGCACTCGCTTATTTCACGTATGCGAGGCTTTTTCGTGCCGATGGCACAATTATAAGCCGAGCAGGTGGAATGCGCCACAGAGACGATTATTCAGACCATGTTCAAGATTTGTCGAACAACAAGCAATACAACGACATCATGGACATGGCAGAAAGATATTTATCAGATGCACTCGAATATCTCAAGGCATTCACCTCGAAAGGAGAAGTGAAGGCACAGCGAGGAACAAGGGCACACATTCACGCAATAGGCAACTAAAAGCACATAAGACATGAACGAGGATATTCAAAAAATGCTCCGTATGGCAGAGCTGATACGAGATGCAACGCAGGTTGGAGAAAACACAGCGGTGCGTGTCGGCACGGAAATTTACGACATCGTTGTCGAGTTAAGCAGGATGCTTGCCATGATGGACGATAAACTGGAGAACGATGCGGTCGTTAGGATTATCAAGAGTGAACTCGCCAAGATAACAATAACGGAAGCGCGAATTGCGGATGGGGCGATAACGGCAGCGAAGCTTGCCGATGGCTCTGTAAAGAACAGACACCTAGCATCCAATTGTGTGACCTCAGATAAACTACAACCGGGAGCGGTCAAACACGACCATCTGACCGAGGACTGTATATCAACTGGAAACATCAGAGACGGCAGCGTGACAGCAAAAAAACACGGCACGGACATCTACAAGGATATTTCAAACAGAGTGACCGACATCGTGACGAAGGACTTCCCTCCAGCAATCACGGAGGAACAGATAACAGATATTACTAGTAAATAACAATTTAAAACAATAGATTATGCAATTTTTAGACGCAATTGGACTTGCTTCCTTTTGGGAGAAGATTAAGAAATGGGTTAATGGTAATTATTTATTATTAACTGGTGGTACAATTAGAGGAAGTGTGTCTTTTCTTAATGAGGCAGATGGTGGTAAGTCTATAAGAATAGACCCATCCAATATTACTAATAGTAATTATGGGGTTAATTATCTTTTTGCAAGTGGAAAAATGATTCCTATTGGTGAAGCTAATGGTGTTGCAGGACTTGATTCAAATGGCAATGTTCCATTAGCCCAATTAGGTAATCTTGATACTACAGTTGCAGAAGTAGTAACTGCTCTTCCTACAACTAATATTAAGAAGCATATTTATCTTATTAAAGATCCTAAGGGTGTTGCACAGAATCTATATGAGGAATATATTTATACTGGTGATACCAGTGCAACTTATGATGCTTTAAAATGGGAGAAACTCGGAAACTTCCGTGCTATAGTAGACCTTGCAGATTATGCTAAGAAGAGTGAGGCAATGTATAGTGCAAGCGTATATCATAACGTGAGTAATATTCATCTAGAATTTGATGATATAAATGAAGAGAGTCTCGCAACGTTTGACTTAGAAGCGGTTACAGGAAGTACAGCTGGTGTTATGATTCCATCAGATAAAAATAAACTTGACCTTTTTGATACATCAAAGGTCAAAAACAGTATTGATGTTGGTACGATTATTACTGCACCTAATGGAATGATAGGTGTTACTTACAACACTGATTCACTAGAAATATCTTTTGGCACTGGAACTGGCAGTCCTATTTCTTTTACATTACCCGCAGCAAGTGCTAGAGCTGGTCTTATGACAGCAGCAAATAAAACTAAACTTGATGGAATAGCAAACAATGCCAATAATTACTCTTTGCCAACCGCAAGTTCAACCACAAAGGGTGGTATTACCCTTGGTTATTCGCAGAGTGGCAAGAACTACCCAGTTGCGCTTGACGGCAATGGCAAGGCATACGTTAACGTTCCATGGACTGACACGAACACCACCTACGACTTGTCGCCTTATGCCAAGACGGCAGACGTAAATGCAGCCCTTGCGAAGAAAGTAGACGTGGTAAGCGGGAAGGGGCTTTCGACCGAAGACTTCACGGCAGCACTCAAAACCAAGTTGAACGGCATCGCCACTGGTGCAACTGCGGACAGCGCAATCCCAATATCGGTAATTGATGCATTAAATTAGAAAGGAGGTTTGTATGAATTTCTTAGATGAAAGTGGACTAAAGAAGCTTTGGGCGAAAATAAAAGCAAGTTTTAACGCAGCTATTGTTAATGATTCTGATTATAGAAATGAACTAGACAACGAAGGAAATATTAGTATTCCATTTGTTGCAAATCATCAGATTGTTAACATGGATTTGTCGTATAATATCAACGTATACGATTGGTTTCAAAAGGCATCGAAAGGAGGCATCCTGGAGATAGTCTTCGCAGGAGCGCAAGGAGGTAGCACTTTTTGCAATAACAATGGTGATAGATACATGTATAAAATGCAAGTATCATCACATGGTCCACTTCTTAATAAGATTGCATATTTGGCAACGGCATGGAATACCTATGCACGCTTAATCAAGACAGATGATAATATACTTGTTGTTGCAGAGTTTGTTCAAAACAAATAAAATTGTATAAATAAAATAAATTATTATGAGAAATAAAACAGGTAGAGCAAAACCAGTAACTCCTAAAGCAGGAGTTACTAAAACCTCAAGAAGATATGCTTGTGGTGGTAAACTTGAACTCTAAGTCGCTGACTTTAGAAATTTAAAAGTAAGACAATATGAAGAAGAATAAGAAACAATTACATGAAGCACTGGCTGTGCTTCTTACTAAATTATCATCGGCAAGGGACAATCCCCTGCTGATGGATAACTACCTCAGTTCGGGATAACGAGCTCTATCTAAATGCTTTATAATGTTTTTATATAAGGGACACAGAGGCTTGGCAACCATCTATATATCTTGGATGGTTGCTGAGACAAAATCCTCATGTAAAATATGCAATGTTAGAAAAGACTAAGCTGTTTCGTATCTTCGATAACGTATCCAGTAAGTGCCTTGGGCTTGTTGTCAAAGAAACAGTATGCCCCTAATGCAGAAATAATATTTATGATGAAATTCGCAACAGACCTGTGACGTGAATGTACTATCTGAGCCGTATTTTTCAACAGGTCATTAATCGTTTCAATGATGTATCTTTTACGTAGCATCATCTTGTCATAGAACGGCATTCGTGGCATGGTTAAACAGTTACTCGACAAACTAGGATAGGAGGGCGCACAATGAAGAAAATAATAGTTATGCGCCATTCTTGCGATAGCGAGGAAGAGCGACACCAGCACCAAGAGAGCGACATCATCCACGGCTTGCCATACGAGAAGGCAGCAAAGGCACTCATGGGAGCCAGCGGATATGTGGCATACGTTGCCAAGCACGGCTACCATTTCACGAAGCAGCTAGCAATCAAGGCAAGCGAGCAGATGAAGAACGTAGACGGAACGAGCCACAGTTGGACGGTAGACGAAATCCGGCTTGCGACAAACAACGAGATAATCTCAAAGGGCACGACCCTCGGGGATATTCTCTATTTGGCTAATATGGCTTATGCGGACTTCTATCCAAAGGTAATCAAGACCGAGAGCGACTGCGTACAGTATGCTATTGCCGTAGCCAGTGATCCGGACGGATACGAGGGTATGGCATTCTGCAGGTGGACGGCAGACATCATCGGAAAGGGTGTGACCATCGACTGGGAAAAATTGGAATAACCCAAAAAAAATAAATTGATATGAGCGAAGTATTTCACGATTTTCAGGTGCACCACCTTTATTTGTGCGCCCTAGTAATTTTTATCTGTTTCGCTACAATTCTGATAGCGATGACAATTGACCTGATAGCAGGCATACAGAAGGCGAAGGAACTGCATGTTGCAAGAACGTCAACCGGATTGAAGAAGACGTGCGACAAGGCGAAGAAGTATTTCCCGACATTCGGTATTGCTTCGCTTATGGACGTGGCTACGTGTATTATCTCTCCCTTCCCGATGTTCGCAATCGCCTGGACGGTTTATCTGCTTTTGTGCGAGTTCAAAAGTATTAGAGAAAAAGCGTATGAGAAGGCTGAGATACGCAAGCAAGACCGTACGATGCAAGTAATACTGGAGAATAAGGACGAGATTGCGAAGGCGGTTGTCGAGATTATGAAGGAAGAAAGGAAGAAAGGAGGAGATAATGAGGATAACTAGAGCGCAACTTCTAAAGGTAATGCCGAATGCAGGCAGCAGGGCAGACACCTACCTTCCAATCATCAACGGATGGGCAGAGCATTTCCACATCAATACTCCTTTGCGAATGGCGCACTATCTCGCACAGATTGCCCACGAAAGCGGAGAGTTGAGATACACAAAGGAACTGGCAAGCGGCAGAGCCTACGAGGGCAGGAAAGACCTCGGCAACACCCAGCAGGGCGATGGCGTGAAGTACAAGGGCAGGGGATTGATACAGATTACCGGGCGAGCCAACTACCGGAAATATGCCAATTATTGCGGCTTCGATGTTGTTGGCAGTCCAGAACTCCTGGAGCGTTCTCTTGGAGCAACGAAATCCTCGATGTGGGTATTCGACACTTTCGGCTGCAATGAGTTGGCAGACCAAGACAACTTGAAGGCTATCCGAAAGCGCATCAATGGTGGGTACAACGGACTGGCAGCCTGCGAGAAGTATTTGAAGCGAGCCAAGGAAGCCTTGGAAATCAAGGTGCTTGCGTAATAAACATATTAATCTAAAGTTTATAAAGTATGGAGAATCCAAGAAAAGGGCGAAATTTGCGTTCTGTGGCGTTATTTCTCGCCATGCTTATAATTACCCCACTTTTGATTTTTGGCTGTTCCTGCGCTAAATCAGCCACAAATAACACAGTCTATCACGACAGCGCACACACCAGCGTAAGACGTGACAGCGTGAACCAGCGACAGATCCACTGGCAGGACACCCGGCAGCAGGACAGCATATTCAAGCATGACAGCGTGCTGATGTACATCAAGGGCGACACCGTAATCAAGGAGCGGTGGCACAATCTTACGACCACCAGATGGAAGACAACGACCAAGACAGACACCATCGTAGGCGATACCTATGTTCTCGTGACTGACACCGTAAAGGTCAAGTATTACGTGAACCGATACAAGACCAAGGAGGTAGAGAAGCCAGTGAGCACATGGCACAAGATAAGATTATTCGCTGGAGATTGCGTATTACTATTCCTGGCAATCTTTGCGGTTTGCTGGATAAAGGAGCGTATCAAGAAGAGGGTTCAATAGGTTCAATCATAATATCAATCTTTAAAAGGGCAGGAAGCGCAGGAGAGCGTTTTTCTGCCCTTTTTTGTGCGGAAAACAACCCGAAAACGACCGAAAATATCAGTGCTTACGACATAAACAGCTAATAAAAGTTAAAATATTGATATCTTTCGGGAAAAGTTTTGGTGGAACCAAAAAATATTAATATCTTTGCAGTGTGTTTAGGAGATAAGCACTTTAAGACATTCGGTAACTTTCAGCCCTAGGCAACACGGTTAAGCCAAAGAAAAATGAAAAAGTCAAATTCAAACATTTTAGAGTTCTCAACAAAGTTCATCAACTCAAACTTTCGCATTAAGGTCTTCGGACGCACAGAGGATGGCAAGAAGATGAACACACTCGTAGGAGTAAGCGGAATCTTGAAGCTCATAGGTGCAGAACTCTTCAACAAGTTCATCAAGCGAGCATTGAAGGCTGGTATGGACGCTTGCCGCTGCGCACTCAGAAGAGGATTGGTTGTAACATTGTATGCTAAGTAATTATAGGAGATTAAGACCATGGCAAGAGCAAAATATTACATCAAGAAACAGGTTGAAGGCGAGGAAATCGAGGAGTTGGCAAACTTTACACGCAAGGACAAGGCAGAGCAATTCTTGAACGGCTTGTTTAGGGAATATAAAAAAACCTATAATTTTTATCCACACTGGGTACGTCAAGGTTATTTTAAGTCTGAATTTGCATGCTTAGGAGTGAATTGTACAACAGAGTATTGGATTGAAAAGTATTAATCAGCAGGGCGCAAGCCCTGCACAATATATCAAGATATGAAGGAATACGACAAGATACCAGCACAAACAGTGGTCGAGGTAACGACCAGCTGGGGAAGAACCTGCCTGCGAGAGATTGGGCGAGACCTTAAGGAAGGCACGGTGCTCGATGGCTATTATTATCCGGTAAGCAAGGCTTTCGACTTTAATTGGAAGGGAGAGGGAGCAATGCTGTGGATCGGGGACAACGGAAGGCTTGTAAGTCTCGGAGAAGGGCAAAAGCATAAATACATGATGCTATCCCGAATGCTATCCGATTGCAAGTACTTCCTTCGCTACCCATACTGGCGACACCTCTATTTCCCGAGCATCGCCCGGCATTGCAAGGAAATGCGCCAGTACTGGCTGGAGTTGAATATCAAGCCGGAGTGGTTATCTTATAAGCAGATCGGCAGGATTGAGCACAAGATGAACAGAATGAAAACCAAGTTGGATAGACAACTGAAGATAGACCATTTAAAAGAGACAGAAGACAATGACAGAACAAGAGTACAGAGAAGCCCTGCACGAAATCAACGTGAAGGCTGAGAATGAAAGAAGAATACTGGCAAGAGCATTTGCTACTGAGCACAGCTCAGTTTTGGTAGGAGATTATATCAGCGACCACTGCGACACGATAAGGGTTGAAAGCTGGGAGATTTCGAAGAGAACCCACGAATACAACTCCTTGCCTTGCCTGGTATATCGCGGTATGACCTGCAAGAAGGATGGCACGCCACGAAAGAACCCGAAGAGGTGTAGCATCTATCAGTGCAACCTTTTGCGAGTAAATGGAGAACCAGTAAAGAATAACGGATATGGAGAATAGAAGAAACATCAAGAGGACGAAGAAGGGTGCTGGCGCAACGGTCAAGCTAGTTGGCATACAGATAGACAACGACCTGCTGCCTTTCCTCAACGCATTGCCTAACAAGTCACGATTCATCAATGATTTGTTGAGAAAGAAATTTTGCGGAAAATAATTTGGTGGTTTCAAAGGAAAATCGTACCTTTGCATCACTGAATGTTTAAAGTGGTCTCCACTTATTACCCCAGCGGCTCGACTTTTTCACCGCTGGGGTATTTTTTTGCCCATTTTAAGCCTTAAATGTAAAATAATATTAAAATAACAATAAAATAAAAAGAAAATCGTTTAAAAATTTGGTGGAACGGAAAAATATTAATATCTTTGCATTGTGTTTAGGAGATAAGCACTTTAAAGCATTCAGTAATTTAAGCCCTAGGCAACACGGTTAAGCCAAAGTTATGATTACAAAAGATT